CCTTAAACTTCTCATACGCCGCATCGTCATTACGACCGTTGTTACCCCAGCCCACCATTTGGAAATAACCGTATTGCCATTTGGTAGTATTTGCTTTATCATAGATCTTAAAGACATAGGTCTGGATAAAGGTTTGTGGGTGCACGCCGATGAGCTGGTCCAACGCCTCAGAAACATCCCCCTTCGTCACCGCATTGATGGCTTCGGTTTGTACAGCGAAGTCTTCATGCAACTTGTCAAGTTGATCCTTAGGCACACAGTGTAAAGGTTCCAACTCAAATCGTGGGTAGCTGATTCCAAATGACTCGTCAGAGAACCAGAGTTTAACGTAGTTATCCCCTGCTGTCGTCCCAACAATGCTACCTGAAACCCACTCAGGTGCCCAGTGCACGCCGTCGGTTACCATATCCCCGATTGCCAGATTGCTCCAGGCGGTACCAAACTGACTGGTAATTTGCTGTAACGTAATTGTTTTATCGTTCGTAATACGACCGTCAGCAATACGCACCATCAGCCAGTAATGAAGCTGGAGAATAGGTGTCTTGAAGATGTCGGTTAAAACAAAAGGTTGACCGAGATCATTCTCGGCGGTGAAGGCCTGAAATACCGCACCCGGCTGACTATCGTTAGTGTAAGTGCCGATGTTACGGGATTGAGTAAAAGAGGTTGCTGACAGCTCGCCGATCGCATTTGTGATTTGCGGACTGTTGTTGATCAAGGCGTTGCATACTGCAAACCCGAGTATCGTTTTCATATTTCACCCTTTGAAATGGGAGTGGATAAAGACATAACATTACCTGCGGCGGTACGTGATTTGGGGGTTAACAGCAATGTTACTGTTAAGATTATTTTTCATGTGTCTCCCATTTATTCGGAAGCAATCGAATAGCTTCATGTCCGATGGCGCAACACGCTATAGCACATCTCGGAAGAACAAGGGGATCTACTACACCCTTGTTATTTTCATATTCTTTCTGACCGGCCTGATCTTTTATGGTTACAGGGAATACGAGAATCTTAATGAGCAGAATAAACACTTCGTTACCGAGTTGAATACCTTGCGTACTACGATTGGTGTTTATCCCAACATGAACGAACTATTAGGTCAGAACAGATTACTGATGGACCAAAATAGATTGTTAGGTGACGAAGTGCTTAGACTGCGTGCTGAAAATGCCAAACTTCATGGGGATATCCTTGTATTGGAAGAGACTGTACCGAAACCTCCAAACAAGGTTAAAAATAGGTAGTTAAGTAAATTAATACCTTGAAGACCTATTATAAGAGAGAATTCGATTAAACTGAGGAGTCAACGATGGAATCAACATCATTGCCGAAAGTATCCATGGTGTTGTACACCGACGGGGGCTTTCGACAAAATGTGGGTGGTTGGGGTATTCATGGTTACAGTTATACCATGAACGACGATGAAGATAAGAAGAAAAAGAAGAAGCCTGCCACGGGCGTTCCAACGACCATAGGGTACATCAACAAAGATGATCCTGACGTCGATGACCGTGAAGTTGTTCGGCCTCTTCAAGTCTTCGAATCGTTTGCTGGCTTATTGCCGGAAACCACCAACAACATTGCTGAGTTGACTGCAACCTTAAACGGGATGGAGTTAGCAGTAATGCACGGCGCTGAGAAACTGTTGATCTACACCGACAGCCAGTACGTGACAAAAGGTTTAACGCAGCACCTAGGCAAGTGGAAGCAGAACGGTTGGAAAAAAGCAGATGGCGATGAAGTGGCTAACAAACAGCTATGGATGTCACTGGACAGTAAAGTCACGGAACTTAAAGAGAAGAATATTCGCTATACGTTCCAGTGGGTTAAAGGTCATGACGGTCACCGCGGTAACGTTCAGGCGGACTACATGGCTACGCGTGGCGTACTGTTGGGTAAACAGGACGATATCACACCACGTCACAACGTTCAAGACTTTGGTGAGTACGACAAATATAAAGCAGAACGTCATCGCTTTGTATCGCATTCACGCTGGTACTTTAACTTGAGTGATGAAGTGTTACTGAAAGCAAACTCTAACGGCTTCTATGAGTACAGCTTCGGCCACCCTTCAAAAGAAGACACAGACCAAGTCTATCTGGGCAAAGCGTTAGCAGATACCGCATTCAGTGTTGTGTGGTTGAAGGAACCTGAAGTCTGTTTAGATCTGGTGTATAACCGTGTTAAACAAATCGCAACCAACGTATACGGTAATGCCTTTATTGGTCGCTTGGACAACATTTACAGCCCGTTCACTCATAAAGAGATCATGGACTTCGGCGGTGACTTGTTAGTCAGAGCGAATAAAAACGATAACGACATCACTAACTGCACGGGCGCGCTGATTGTGCGTGAGTGTAACCCGCCGGCAATCTCTTACCGTGCGGTAAACAACCTGGTGTTCTTAAACCAGTGTCTGACTGAGTTCCATCAGCAGCAGCTCAGCGTGTTACGCCGTTGTTATGACGTGACCGATTTGTTCTACGATTACGAAGCCAACAAGAAAGGCGAACTCAAAGCGTCGCTTAAGAAAGATATCAAACAGATCACCAAATCCGTTAAGGTGTCGGTGCCTTGTGAGATTCTGAATAAACCGATTAGCGTTGATGTCACCTGCACGCTGGGATTGGATGTTCCAAGTCGTAATACTTTAAACGGTATTGTCGACTTAAATCCTAAGATCCATGTAATGGTGGTGAAGGAATCTGATGTAGCGTTCCGTTATCTGACAATCATGTCATGCGATGACGGGTATTGCATTATGGCTAACGTTTACGCCAACCTACGCATATTGTCCAAGTCTGATCTGGATAAGTGCGCGTAAGGAGGATGCGTTGTGTTCAATACAACTACCACGTTACCTATCCGAGCTGATGTTGATATAGGCGCGTTCTTTGACAGAGACCGTGACTTAGAGGCGCCGATTAAAAGGCGTCTCCTATTGACATACGTCTGCCTTCGTCGTAACCCTAATGCCACTGCGGATGAAATCAATCGTCGATTCCATATTACTCAGTCGGCAAAAGATGTGGCGAAGTACTTAACGTATCTTGATGTACTTGATCACAAACTGCGTTTTGCGTTTCGTGGAGTGAACTTTAACTCATCTATTGAGATAATTGCTCACATGCCACAGTGGATCAAATACGGCAGCACGGTAGAACTGTTCAAAGATTTGAAAGATCTGCGTAATATGTAATCGGCATAAGAGGACTCCCTCCGCTTTGGAAGGAGTCCTCTGTGCTTTCTATTATGCTGTTTTTTTTTTATTTTACAGCAGGCAACAGTTTGTCAGCCGTGTTGTTTAAGGCTGTGCCGGTAGCAATAATCAGGGTAGTCAACACCGCATAAAGGTCAACCGCACGCGCCAGTTGCAGCAGCAAGTCAGCCATGGCTTTGACTTCGTTAGGCTTCATGGTCAGTTCACCCTGCTCAATAGCAGAATAGATGAAACCAGCCAGCTCAGCGATACGGTCTACGTTGATGCGGACGTTCTTAGTATTGCGGCGAAGCAGTGATTGAATAAACTCATTGAATTCGACGTAGGCGGACTTGTAAGCGACCATTGACTCAAAGCGAGTAGAGAACACCGCTTCAGTGGTTTCTTTGCCGTTGAAGGCTTTCTGGACCAGTGGTTCGATCTTTGCACGTGATGCGTTCAGTGCCGATGCAGAATAAACAGAAACACCTTTACCATCACTGATATTAGTCAGTGAAACAGACACCGTTGTCATCGCTGCTTCAATTTCAGTCATATAGTTATGGCAAGCACGCAATACAGGCATCAAATCTTTGTACGTGACATTCATGTTGCTAGGTTGGAATACCAGACGATCCATGACGTCAGTGTAGTTATACAGACCGACAAGCTTGTTAGCTTTGGCCACGTCAGCGAGAACCAGAGGTTTATCCAGACCCAAGGCCTTACCTTGGAAGTATTCCTTGACGCCTGTGAATAAATTGGAGATAGACGTCTTGACATCAAACCCTTCAAGACCAGCGCCTTCGCTAACCTCACGTACCGTTTGTTCTAAATCATTAATGGTATACATATTTGCTCCGGATGATTGATCAGCTTTAAACGGTTCACGCTTGATACGTAGTCATAGCACCGTCTGTTAAATTGTATTGTTCAACATAATATCACTTCTTATGAAGCACTTTCTAATACTTAAGGAACAACTCATGAGTTTATCTTTTGGTGAAATGATTGAGAAATCTAAGCCAATTCGTCCACTGTTAAATATTGGTGCTGGTTTTGATATACCAACCGGCAGCTATCGTTTTGGTAAACATGGCGAGTCCATCTTAAACGGCGGCCTGGCACCTTTCACTGCGATTGTAGGTAAAGGCAACACCTTCAAAACCGCAATCACCATGTTCATGATGGGTCGTGTATTAGAACGTTACAATAACAGTAACGCCCTGCACTATGACTCCGAGTGTACATTCGGTACTGACCGTATTTTAAGCCTGATGTCACACCTCGAACCGGGTATCGCACAAGGCTGGCTCGACCAAGAACGTATCTACCTGACCGATGACTCTATCGCTAAGGGTAATGACTGGTTTAAGAAAACCGTTCAAGACTACGCTGGTTTGAAGCAGAAAGATCGTAAGTCCCATGGTACGCTGCCTTTCGTTGATGCTAAAGGCAATCTGATCCCTTACCTTTTCCCAACCGTCAACGCCGCTGACTCCATGTCTGAAATGAAGTTCAACGACCTGGAAAAGAACTACGCGAAGATGGAGATCGGTCAAGGCGAGATGCAGACCGAAGCCATGCGTGTGTCGAACGCCAAGCGTATGCTGATTGAGAAAACCCAGGGTTACGCCAACGCCGGCGGCCTTTATGTTCTTATGACCGCTCACTTGGGTAAAGAACTGAACATGGACGGTAAGCCTCAAGAGAAGAAAACCACCTTTATGAAACAAGGTGATAAGATCTCTAAGGTTCCTACTCAAATCCTGTCACTGCCAAACAACGCCTGGGAGATCTCTACGGGTACTGTGTTGATTGACCGTAACACCAAAGAGTGGATGTATCCTAAGCCTGGCCGTAATGATATTGACACCAACGGCAACCCAGATCTGATTACGCTGGTCGCTAAGAACCTGCGTGGAAAGAATGGCCCATCCGGTGTACCGTGGGAATTCGTGATGTCTCAGTCTGAAGGCCTGTTACCGTCACTGACTGAATTCAACTACATCAAGAACGCCAACCGTTACGGCTTAGGTGGTAACGACCGTAATTATTATGTTGAGTTGTGCCCGGATCTTAAGTTAATGCGCACCACCGTACGTGGTAACATTGACGAACATCCTGAGCTGCGTCGTGCGTTAGAGATCACCATGGAAATGTGTCAGATGCGTTTCTTGTGGCACACCCGTGATCCTAAGTACAACATGACTCCGGAAGAGCTGCGTATCGGCTTGGAGAAGAAAGGGTATAAGTGGGATCAACTGCTTAACACCCGTGGCTTCTGGACGTTTGAGGAAGATAACCATCCTCTGCCGTTCTTAAGCACCATGGACTTACTCCGCATGTATCATGATGAGTATCGTCCGTACTGGTTGTAACTTAGTCCGAGCGCTAACCTAGGGGGTAGGGTTTCCTATCCCCATTTATTACGCCGGTTGAAATTATTAGCTGTTTGGGAAAGACTATTATGTTGAATAAAGAAGTACGTATAGTCATTGCCGGCGACAAAGGGTTCCACAATAAGGATCGTCTGAAGCTGGCACTTGACGCATTGATTGCAGATATCTTCCTCATGAATGAAGGCATTTATGATGAAGACGAGTTGATCAAGAAAGAAAACATCCTGCTGATCACCAACGGTGAAACTAAGACGTTGGCTGTAGAAGCAAAAGAGTACGCTGAAGCAGAAGGTTACGATCTACAGGAAATCGGTATCGAATGGGATCGTGGTAAACGCGCCTTCTTCGATAACTGTGGTATCCTGGGCATGCGTTCTACCCATGCTATCGTATTCACTAACCACAACGATGACGGTATGGCCTCGTTGATCAAATCCTGCTTAGAGGCTGGAAGCAGAGTCCGCGTGTTCACTACCGCAATCTAAGGATCACCCCATGATCGTATCGGAATCACACATCGGCATTCTTGACGTAAAGGTATCACACGCCATCTGTACGGT